GATGTTGCGTGAGCGCCAATGCAAGCCATCCCAGCTATGCATCTTGGACAAAGCCGATGAAACGCTACGTAAACGCATTCTTGAATCATTCATGAAACGCGAAGCCGGGCGCAACGTTGGCGATCCCCGCTTAATCAGCACCATTGGCCCAGTCGATAAACGCGACTACTCTATGTTCATGTACGCCTTCGCGGACCACATGAAACAATTTGAGTGGTATGCGTTCGGCAAGACGCCTGAGGAGCTGGCCATGCGGGTGGCCGAGGTGTGCACAGGCGCCGCGCGTGGAGTCTATGAAACTGACTTCAGCCGCATGGACGGCAGGGTTAGCGAAGTGGCACGTTATTTGGAGGATTGCATGATGTCGCGCATATTCGCCGCGGAGCATCACGAAGTACTCGGAGATTTGCTACGCAGCCAACGCAACCTTAAGGGTGTCACACGTTTCGGCGTGCGCTACGACTCGGGCTTAGCTCGTTTGTCGGGCAGTCCGGAGACTTCGGTCTTCAATACTCTGCTCAACGCATTCGTGGCGTACTGTGCCTTGCGTGAGACCCCCCGGCCAGCAGGAGACGGAATGCACACCGTCCAAGAAGCCTGGGCCGGGTTGGGAGTGTATGGTGGCGATGACGGCTTAACAGCCGATGCCGACCAGGGCGTGTACAGCAACACTGCCAAATCCGTGGGCCAAGTGCTCACGTGTGACATGAAAGAACGAGGAGAGATGGGAGTCAAATTCCTAGCCAGGCAATACGGGCCCGATGTTTGGCAAGGCGATTCTACATCCGTGTGCGACTACGCACGCACTCTCTCGAAATTTCATCTCACTGTCACGATGGCCAATAGCATCTCAGAAGAAGAGAAGCTCGTCGATAAGGCTTATGCGCTTTGGCTAACCGACGCTGAAAGCCCCGTTGTGGGTGAGTACGTGTCGGCAGTCATGGAACAGCGCCCAGGCAGTCATGACTTCGTTAACCGTGCCAACAATTGGAACGCGCGGTGGATTAAGGAAGTCCAGTACCCGAATGCCCACGCTGAGTGGATGGAAGAACTTTTCGAGCGTCAGCTTGGCGAGTTTGACCAATTGCGTTTCCGTGACTGGCTTGAGACTGCCAATACGCTCGACAAACTCCGCTACCCGCCTCTGTGCATTCCGCGCAAGGCTCCCGTCACCAAATCACTAGCAGTGGTGGAGGACGAATTAGTGGAACCGAGCCTAGCCGAAGACGTAATAGCCACCGCGACACCGCAGTGCGATGACCAGGGGACGACCCATAACGTTCCTGGGGGAACACCCGTGCCCACGGCCCCCAAAGGCGACCAGTCCAAGGTTGCCAAGAGTGTGACAAAGGCCACCAAGACAGCCGGCACCGCTAAGACTTCGGTCAAGCGAACTGCCGGAACCATCAAAGCGCCAGTCACCAAGCTCTTCCGAGCCCGCAAGGCCAAGGAAGACCGCCCATCCCGAGCAGAGAAAACTGCCGGCGCTGCCAACGAACCCACCAACGGGGGTCCGCCAGCCACGGGCAAAGTTTAACAAATCCG